ACATCCCGGTGACCTTTGACCAGGTCTCACCAAGACTGAAAACAGACCTCTCCGTTTCCTCAACTTCGTACTTGAGTCCACCAAGAAATTCGTTGATTTCACCCTCAACACGGTCGAGTGCTGCGGCAATACCACTGTCCACCCCAAATTTCTCGAGAATGCCATCAATCAGGCCACCAATGACGCCGAACTGAGTGAACATGGTTGAGACGATAAATTGAACGGCTGAAATGAGCGTATTGGCGAGGTTCTTGAACATACCCGACCAGTCACCTTCAAACGCCGATTTGAATGCAGCAAATAGGCTTCCAAGTCCTTCGAAAAGGAAGCCGAAAGTTTGGCCTAACCCATTGACCAGGCCGGTCGCAACGGAGACGATTGTTTCGCCCCAGGCTTCCCAGAAAGCAAGGACCATTCCTGTGCCGACCTGGAAAACGTATACAATCCCGTTTATGACCGTTTCAACGTATCCAATTACCGTATCCAGGAAGGTGGCCCCTTGACCCTCTCGGAAGTAGGCCACAACCGCATCCCAGTTCTGAATGATTGCAATGACCGCCGCGCCAATCGCCACCACAATCAAACCGACTGGACCAGTGAGCAGTGGAAGGATTTGAAGTAGGGTCCCAATCATGCCCGAAAACTTGCCCACGATGAGCAAGGCCGGACCAATCGCCGCGGCTATCCCGGCAAACTTGAGAATAGTCTTTTTTGTTTCTGTATCGAGGCCCGCAAACTTGCTTGCCAGGCCTCCGATGAAATCAGCTGCTTTCGTGATTGCTGGAAGCAGAAACTCAGAGAGCGAAAGAGCTGCCGCTTCAATCGCAGATTTCATCCTGTCCAGTGCGCCCTGAGCTGTGTTCTCGAGGGTCGCCCGAGCAGTGGCTGCAGCACCGTTTGCGTTGTACAGTTTTTCAGACAGGTCGGCAAAGGCTCCACCATTTGCCTGGAGCACAGGAATAATCTTACCAGCTCGGTCTCCAAAAAGCTCAAATGCTTCTGCCACATCGAGCCCACCGTTGAACAGTGTCCCGAGGATTTTACCAGGCTCGACTCCCTTCTTTGCCAGGGTCGTCATTGCCTTCGTCAAAGCTGTGCCCGCGGTGCTCGCCTCGATTCCGTTATTTGTCAGGATTCCAATGGCCGCCGTGGTGTCCTCCAGTGAGATTCCGAGAGCGTTTGCGGTTGGACCCGCTTTGCTCATCGAGTTACTGAATTTTTCCAGGTCAAGAGCGGACGAACCAAAGGCTTTCGCCATGATGTCCACCACGCCGTTTGTCTTGCTCGCGTCAAGGCCAAAACGGTTCAGGGTTGCACCAACCTCGGCCGCGACCGTTCCGAGTTCCTCATCGAAGGCAATACCGAGCGACAGAATGCCCTCGGTCATGTTTTCGATTTCGCCCTGGCTCTTACCCAGTTTTGCAAGCTCGAGCTGTAGACCTGCAACCTCCGAAGCGGATTTGCTGGTTGAAGCTCCAAGCGCTTTCGCCTGGGCTTCCAGTTTGCCCATTTCCTCGTTCGTGAAACCGCTGACGGCTTGAACCTTTGCAAGAGCAAATTCAAAGTCCACCGCGGCCTTTCCGGCCACAGCTGCAATCGCTGCCAGGGGAGCGGTCAGCGAGGTCGTCAGGCTCTTGCCTGCGGCCGTCGCTTTTGAGCCAAACCTTTCGAGTGATTTCCCCGCCCGAATCAGGGACGCGTCAAAGCCTTTTGCCTTGACTCGCAGGATAATTGAAAGGAGGGACTGTTTGGCCATCAGGTTTTTTGCTTTCTAGGTCGTTTCAGGTGCTCAACCACGGATTCAATATCTTCTTTCGTGAACGCTTGTTTCTCGACCTCGAATGGATAGAAATCGTCAGCCTTCGCCGGTGACTTCCCTTTGCCCCTGTTTTGGTTCGCCAGGAGAGCCAGCAGATAGCTGTGCCTTCGCCATTCGAGTTTCTCGTTTTCAAGAATCCCCGAAGTGTAGTACGCAACCTCACGAAAAGTCATCCCCCAGAACTGGTCTGGGAGCAAGCCCGAAGACAGTCCGACCTTGAGCAAATCGTCCCAGGTCGGTTCCTTCTTCGGGCCAGTCAGTTTCCCCCCTCTTCCTCGCTTGGTGGAGCGAAGACTTCGGTCATCCGTTCGGACAACATTTCGATGGACTCCGGCCCTTCCAGGAGGACAGCCGCAAACCAGTCGAAATCCACGTCAAAAGGCTCTTGCTTTCGGATGGCTGCATTGAGGCACCCGCACCATGCAATCTGAGGCATGATTTCGAGTGGGTCTTCAGCCACACGCTTTTCAAGTTCACCGAGTTTCGTGCCAAACTTCTGGGTGAGAATTCTGAATGCGTTCAGGTTCAACTGGCATGGCAACTTTTTGCCATCCAGTTCGAGCTCGAAAGCTCCGCGCATTGTGTTTTCCATTTTTTCCGTTTTGTTCCCTACCTACAAAGCCCGCACAGTGGCGGGCTTTGAGGGGTTAGGACGGAAAGCCTCAGCCTTACGTGTGTGCGGCCGAGCTGATATCGCCGTTGCCTTCGATGGTACAGCTGTACGTGGCGAAGTCATCGACAGAAGCAGAAATCTCAATTGACGAAATGAAGCCCAATCCGTAGTATTCGTAATTGGAAGCAACACGGTCAGAGAAAACTACCAGAACATCTGTGCGGTCCTTCGTCAATTCGAAGAGACTCTGGAAGTTGTTTGCCGTAGCTGCTGGAGCTACGAGCTCAACCAGACCTTCAACCTGCATGCTCCAGGTTTGTTGGCCGGGGATTGTGTGACGCACTGAGGCGTCGTCAAGGACTCCAGTGGTGTCCTTCTTGCAAGCCGTTTCGATGGTTGCATTTGAGAGGCTGAGAGTCGCGTTTGTGCTGCAAGCGACGAGCTCAGCATTGTCCGGGTCCAGGGGAGCTGTAGTGTCTCCTGCATTCGCCCCGACGTAAATGCCTATTGCATTTCCGTGAATAGTTGCCATGGTCTTTTGTTTTGAAGGTTCGTGACGTCAAGGCAAAAGTACCCATCGCGCATGTGAGGGTGGTTGTCTCGTTCGAACACCGCGCGGAGCCATACGGCGGCCTCTGGTGAGCCCGTTCATGTTCAATAGCTCCTAAGCTAGCTCAGTAGCTCCGGCCTCAATATGGAGCTCCTATGGGCTCCTAGGGAATCACCAGCCTTCCTCTTTCCTTCGGTCGTGCTCCGCGTCTGAATTGTCGTATTCAATTCCTGAGCCACGGCAATCTCGACACGTTTCCCATTCAGGATATTCCCAGCCGAATGGTCCAACTTCTCCGGAGCCTCCGCACGTGGGACACGGGTCAGGCGTGTGTGTCGTGTGTGTCATGTATGCAAGGAAGACAAGTGAACCAGGAAGCATGGAGGGCGGTGTTCATTCTGGGGCTTGTTTTAAGCCCATAAACAGACCCGAATGATTTCCGAGCGGTAGACGCTAGGAGAAACGGTCCGGGTCCAATACGGAGCTCCTATGGACCCCAAGGCATTTTTACGAAGGTTGACCGACCAGGAAAAAAAAAGAGCGAGCCCGAAGGCCCGCTCTCAATTCAACAGGGGAGGGAGGAATCACTCAGCAGCTTCGCCGGTCTTCTTCGTGCGACGCTGCCACACGATTTCGTCAAGGCGAATCATTCCGATGCTGGAGCCATTCTTCAAAGCGACGGTGAAGGAGCCACAAGCATCAAGCTGGCGAACCTTGGTGGCTCGGCGAATCTCAGAGACTCGTGAGACCGTGCAGCCAGCGAATGCGGCGGCGAGGGTGTTGTTGTGAAAGATACCCTCAGTGCCATCCTCGTTGGTGACGTAGATTCCCGGCTCTCGCTGGTCGTCGTTGATTTCGATTCCGGCCATTCGGCTCATCCGCGGGTCCGTTTTCTGGGTGTGGACGTGGTGGCTTGGAATCTCCTTAGGTTGGCGCTTCGGCTTGGGAGCGTCGACCAGGGTGATGGAAACCGTGTTGTCGTCGTTTCGCTTGACGACCACCTCGCGGTCTTTCTGGTCGAACATTTCGACCTGGTTCTTGCCGCGCTTGAGCTGCTTGCTCAGGGTGTTGGCTTTGACTTCGAGGGCTGCAGCAGCGGCTGCGATAGAATTGAAAACAGTGTTCATGATTTCTGTGTGTTTTTAAGGTTTGAACAAATGAACGATGCTAAGATAGGGGGGAATGTTCGATTGAGTTGCAAAGAAATGTTAAAATTTGAAATTCACTTGTAGCAAGCGATTTGAACGGAGTTGCGGCCAGTGATATCCTTGAAGGCCTTGAGGTTCTCCGTGGTGGTGAAGGTCACAATCTTGTAGACCCCGATTTTGCGACCAGTCTGGTCGTGGCGCCATACGGCTTTGGTTTGGTCGGCGACTGCCTGAGCTGAGCTGATGAAGCCACCGCCGCGAACCACCTTGAAGGCTTTCGTTTCGATGTTTTGCCAGAGCTCAACAACTCGTCCGCCTTCGTTCCAATCCTCAAGGAGATTCACGCCGTTGCAGTGCTTGTCCTTGAGTACGGTTGTTTCCAGGTTGACCGTTCCGTGAGGAAGGATGTAGGGCATTACTGGGAGGAAACCGTGGTCCGTGTATTCTTTTCCGTAGAAGTTCATGATGAATGGATTTGTGTGTTTGATGTTCAAATATAAGGGGGAATGTTCTTTCGTTTGACGAAGAGGGTGAACTTTTTTTTTCGGGGGGCTTAGCAAGCAGCCCACCCGAAGAAGATGAATTCGCCTGGCTTGCTTGGGTTTTCGACGCATCCGCACTTGCCCCACTTCTCAGTGCGGTCCAGGTTGTCGTCGCAGAATTTGTAGGCTTCGTCCTCGTTGGCTGCGCCTGTCGTGAACATGCGGAATCCGTCTGTGGTCGAGATGGTTCCGTTGTAAGGGTCAGACCCGTACATTTCTTTGGCTTCGGTCACGGCCTTCTTGTAGGCTTCCTGTGCTGACTTTGCTGCTACGGTCCAGATGAAATTTGTTGCTCCCATGATTTCTGTGTGTTTGTTTGATGTTCAAATATAAGGGAAGAATCAGATACGTTCGACGAAAGGGGTAAACTTTTTTCAGATTTTTTTTTCGGAGGCCGGTGGACCTCACTCGAAAGTGAGGGTCCAACCGTATACCTGGGGGCGACGCTTTGCGCAGATGGATTGCACGCTTGCCAGGTTGCCGCCGACGGTTTCGTGAACTTGCTTCGGAGTCAATCCGCGGAGCGTCACGCCGTCCTTGCTGATTGTGAACTTGACTCGCTTGCTCTTGGGCTTGGGCTCAGTCACGGGCTCCTGAACGCTTGTGACCGGGGTGAGCTTGCGGGCGCTCAGCACGCGGTGGCGGCCAGAGGTGCGGTTTGCGTTGTCGTACACAACACCGTCGACAATCGCGAGGGAGTGACCTCGAACGGAGAGAAGGAAGCGGCCGCGTGGGTTACGCTTGACAAACTGGTTGATGGTGCCCCAAGAGTTGCGGAGGTCGAAATACTCGGAGACGGTGCGCTTCTCAACTTCAAATCCGACTGTCTTGAAAAGCTTGTGGCTTTCGGTAACGATGAGGCGGGTGGATGTGCCCTGGCGGAAACGGCGCTTGAAAAACTTTTTGCAGAGGGTGTGAGCCTGGTCGTAGTTGATTCCCGCGGCGTTTGCCACTGCACGAACGGTGCAGTCGTTTGATTCGGTTCGTTGCAACTGGCTTCCCTGTACGTTGCTCGTCGTGTATCCGTTTTGAAACTGAGGCATGATGCTGTGTGTTTGTTGTTTGAACAGTGCTAAGATAGGGGCGTATGTTCATTCAACCGACAAAAACCTGAAAAAAAATTTGCCTCAAACGAAGAAAGGCCAGCAAATACTGGCCTTTCGTAACGAAAAAAAAATTCAGGTCACAGGGTCACAACGAAGTCAAAGACCTGAACCAGGACGAAAATACGTCCCTCGGCCTCAGCTTCCATGCTCATCTGGCGGATATGAGACTCAACCACTTGATAGCTGTAGCCACCATCCGCGGTCATATCGTACGAGCCAGGCTTGTTCACCAAGGCGGCTCGAACCTTGTTCCCCAGTCGCATTGCCCCCGTCGCGGTCTTCGCATACGAAAAGACTTCAACCTGGTACATATCGGCTTTTGATTCGCCCTCTTTCGGAATGGTGAATTCAGTCCCGACAAATTCCATCATAACGGCTGGCATTGTCGTGTCTTTTTCCCGGATGAAAGGGAAGATTCTGGAGGACACTTCTCCGGTCACGTCGGAGTCGTCCTTGAGGAGTTTGTATACGAGGTCAAGCATCAGACTCGGAAAACTTTTTTGATGGCCGCAATTGCCCGCGGCACAACGGTGTTGATGGAGTCGTTGTAGGTCGACTCGATGAAGCCCACCCCGGTCGTTCCTGGGTGGTTGATTTGTTTGACCCTCTTGCGACCAATTCGGAAACCCTCCGAACCAGGTTTCTTGACCACTCGCACACCGCCCTTTGAACCAAGCTCCACGATGTGCGCATAGCTTGCGCGTCGCGCACCACGTACGCGTGGGCCAGTCCGAACGTTGATGCTATCGAAGGTCATAAAGGTTGTCGTTGCAATCGATTTTTTGAGGGCTCCAGTTGGCCCCTTCGGAGCGCGTGCTCTCATGCGATTGTAAGCCGGTCGCATGGCTCGCCGCATTTCACGATTCAGCTCTCGCCTTTTCGCACGATATCCGCCTTTCATTTTGACCAGTTCCTTCGCCTTCAACAGGCCAACCATTTTGAGCTCTGTGACCTGTGCCATCAGTCCAGAATTTCAGAGCTCAGAGCATAGGCCATGATGAGCGTGTAACGCTTTCGGCCGCGCTCAGCAATTCGCACGATTTCGTACACCTCATTTTCAAATTTCAGGCGGTACTTTCCCTCCAATCCAGGATAGTACCGAATGGTGAATTCTGAAATCGTTTTTGTCTGCTCCTGGTCAGCAATGTCGGCCTCGAGTGTGGAGGTCGAAAGTAGGTCCCGCTTTTTGCACGGAACTGTGGCAATATCGGTGAAGCTTTTCACTGGCTGGCCGAACGCGTCTTGCACTCCGCCAATCCGTTGAATTGTCACCTTCCTGTCGAGCGGTCCTGCGCCAATCATCGAAGCACAAATTCAGGGTTGTACGGCTGGCGAACTGCAGGCCTCTTATGCTGTGCACAAAGGTACTTGAAAGCCAGGGGCGGCTCAACCACTCGGCCGCTCAAAACGGCCTCACGGTTTTCGTACATGTGCGCCATCATCAGAAGGATAGCCTGCTTGAGTGATTTTGGGAACACTGAGCGAGCCGAAACCGTTGCACTAAAGGTCTGCACGACTGGATTGTTTTCAGCTAATCCGGACGGCTTAAAATCGTTCGAAATCTGAATCACTGTAGGGTATCCAGAAAACGACTTTTTCACATTAGCTGCGTCCACTGTTTGGAGCACACCTTTGTCGTCGTAATACTGGACCGTGATGGTCCCAACACGGTTTGCCGGATAGGGCAACGTGAAGCTCCTGGTGAACTCGCTATTCTGGCCAATTACCGACATGCCTCCGAACTTCTCTCCGATTTCATTTTCAACGGCTTCCTGGGCCGCGTAAGCGAGACCATCCAGATAGGTCTGGTCAGCGCTGTAAGTGACGCGAAGGTGGCTCTCAATCACGCTCGTGGTCAGCGTGCTGATAATGTCATTTTCAGTCACTGTTTCTTGAATGGTCTGCCTCATGATTTTGATTGATGAAAAAGGCCCCGACCCTCGCGCGGGTCAGGGCCTTTCAGGTTGTCAAGGAACCAGCTACTTATCAGTAGTTGGAGGCGTTGTTCAACGCAGTGCGGAACGAGAAGGAACCGGTGCGGCGAGCAGCAGCGTCTACGTGCGCATTCGCGATGACCCGAACGAGACCGGCATGGCCACGAGTATATGGGTCCACGAGGACGTCGATTCCGCCCCAATATGCCACCGCCAAATCAGTGAAATCTCCGAAGAGAATTTCAGTGGCTGTCATCTCGGTTGTGGTGGCAATTGCCTGGTAACCGTAGATGCTCTGACCCTCAGCCGCGAAGCGACCAGAACCAGCATCCAAAGCGGCACGCTTGAGGCGGCGCATCACACCTGGGTGGAGCAAGAATTTCGCGCTCGCCACGTTGGCGTTTGCGGTCAACAAATCTTCCTCGCAAAGAGCAGGAAGGTCCGCAATATCGAACTCACCAGAAGTGGTCGCATCCGCGGTCAAATCAGCCTGGAGCTTGGTAATGACCTTGTCGTCAATTCCAATGCCCATTTCGCGGTTGATATCGCGAACAACAAACGCATCAATTGCGTTGATGTTTTGGGCCAGCAATTGCATGCTGTACTCGTTCATGGCTCCAACACGCTCAGGCACAAGAGTCGTGTTCACAATGTCGAAATCCGTTGCGGTTTCGTCAACGGCTTCATTGATTGCAGCGGCGTCGATGTGGTCCGTCTGAACGGGAATCACAACAGAGCCAGAAGCCTGGAACACGGTTGCACCAAGTTTGTCCACGACAGAATCGGGGCGCAACTGGTTGACAATTTCAGGGACCATCTGACCAGAAGTGTCGGTGACGGTTTGGTTCGTTCCAGAGCCGACCGTGTTTTCACGGAAAAGCATGCTGGGGACGGACAGGTTCCCGGTGTTGTTAATACCGAGAGAAGCGGCCTCATTTCGGGCCTCTTGGTGCATCTCTGCTTCTAGGCCAGTCAACTGCCCACCTGTGGCGAGCTCTTTGACCGCCTTTCCCAGAGAGTAGCGAGCGTGAATATCTTTCATCTCGTTGCGGGGTTGTGGGGTTGGGTTGGAACGGGTTTCCTCCTCTTTGGTTTTTTGGTCAGAAATCTGCGTTCCCAGGGAGGAAATTTCGTCGCGCAGTTCCTGTGCTTGCATGCTTTGCTCGTGATTAAACTCTTCGCCGTTCAGGTCAACCAAACCGCGAAGCTCTTCGAGCGCTGCATTCCGC